CACTTATTTACACACAAACTAAAAAAATAGTCACAAAATGCCAACAATCAATTTGGGTAAAAAGAAAAAACGGGACTTCAATCTGCGGAAGCAGGCAGCGCAGGATGTCTATCAGAATAAGCTCTGGAAAGACTTGCGGAAACTTAAATTCATGTGTAATCCAATATGTGAGAGATGTGAAGGACTTGGATTGACGAGGGTTACTGAGGATGTGCATCATCGCAAGTCAATAGAGGCTTATCCTGATTTGGCGTTTGACTGGGAAAACCTGGAGAGCCTGTGCCATGAGTGCCATGAGATACGGCATAGAGAAATGAGATGACATTTGTTAATAACTTTATTGATATATATCATTTAAATTGTTTTAATTTTGTACCATTAACCGTGTGCTATCGGTTTTAAAAGTGTGGGATAAATATATTTCAAATTGATCTCGGAACTTAACACCTATGTAGATCAAATACTTAACGGTGATATACCATCAGGCATTCATCTCCGTAATGCCGTCAACCGCTATATATCAGACAGGCAGAGCATCCTCTGGAAATTTGATGAAAAGGCAGTTAATAAGGTCGTTAAGTTCATATCTAAGCTAAAACACTTTGTCGGCAAGCATAATAAACAACCCTTCATCCTTGAACCCTGGCAACTGTTCATCATAGCAAATATTTACGGATTTTATAATCTGGATGGCTCCCGCAGGTTCCAGACTTGTTACCTTGAAATGGCACGTAAACAGGGCAAAACGGCTCTTGTAGCTGCATTATCACTGTATCATCTTCTCGCTGATGGGGAAGCAGGTTCCGAGGTTCTGCTTGCTGCTAACTCAAAAGACCAGGCGAAGATTGCGTTTAACCTGGTTCATGGATTTGCTCATGGGTTCGATCCTGATCAGCATACATTGAAACGCTACCGGGCTGATATTGTTATGGCAGACGATGAGCCGGGATTCATTAAATGTCTCGCAAGTGATAGTGATAAGCTCGATGGTTACAACTGTTCACTCGGAATAGTGGATGAGTATCACTCGGCACCGGATAGCAAGGTGAGGGACGTTATACGATCATCTCAGGGTATGAGAGTAAATCCTCTACTGATAACTATCACAACGGCAGGTTTTGATAAGTCCCTTCCTTGCTTCGAGCTTCGGACAGTAACGAGTGAAATCATTGCCGGTGTGAAAGTGGATGACTCATTCTTTGGTGTTATCTATTCGATTGACGAGGCGGATGACTGGAAAGATCCTGCAACATGGATAAAATCTAATCCTAATCTCAATGTCACTGTCAATAATGATTTTCTTGAAGGTCAGGTCCGGCAGGCTATCAACTCACCTAATGATGAGGTGGGTGTCAAGACGAAAAATCTTAATGTCTGGTGTGACAGTGCAACTACATGGATTCCTGATGAATATGTCATTAAAGCATCTAAACGACTGAATATTAACGATTTTAAGGACGAGGACTGCTATATCGGTGTGGATCTTGCATCAAATGTAGATCTGACAGCCGTATCCTACCTGTTTGTTAAGAACGGAAAATATAATTTTATCATTGATTATTATATCCCGAAAGAGACTTTGAAGGTACGCAACTTACACGCCGATAAAGAGATGTATAGGCAATGGGTAGCTAATAAATATCTAAAGACAACTGCCGGCAACGTAACCGATTATGACTATATAACCAGGGATATACTGAAAGTTGACAAGACAAATAACATAGTAAAGATTTATTACGACAAATATAACTCTACACAGTGGGCTATCCAATGCACCGATGAGAGGCTACCGCTTGAGCCATTCAGCCAGACGATAGGAAACTTTAACGGATGCACAAAAGAATTTGAACGGCTGATACTATCCGGTCAGGTTGTACTGGATGATAACCCTATTACTCGCTATTGTCTTAGAAATGTGGAACTTCGGCATGATTTTAATGGAAATGCTAAACCAAATAAGGCAGTAGAGAAAAAAAAGATAGACGGTGTAATAGCATCATTGCAATCACTGGCATCTTATATTGCCGAGAGTGCTAACATAGGTACAGGAATATATTAAAAAAAATGGAGAATAAAATATTAACACGGGTATTGAATACTTTAGGGTTGGAACGGAGAAATGTGATAGTAGGACCTACAAACAGCCTCGGACTTCCTTACGGCAATACTACATCATCGTTATCAATTTCAACTGCACTTCAACTTTCTGCTACCTATCGCTGTGTGGAGGTTATCTCGGATGCTATTGCGTCACAGACCTGGGAGTATCTGAGTTATACTGATGGCGATGGATGGAACTCTGATCCTTTCAATAAGGTTGCATATATGCTGAATAATGAGCCTCATCCTTCAATGTCCCGTTTTACATTAATGAAAACACTGGTGGCAAAGGTTTTACTCGATGGCAATGGGTTTTTAATAATCAACAGAGACGGGTTAGGGAATCCGGTTTCTCTGTCGCTGGTGAATGGGACTGTCAGGATATTTCTAAATGATAATGGTACGCTTTATTACATGGTGACTCCTTATGCTTATACGGCAGGTCAACCACAGGGCGATGAGTTTAGAGTAGAGGGGGATAACATGATTCACATTTTAAATTATTCCTATGATGGTCTGGCTGGTGTCTCGACATTAACCTATGCAGCTAACTCAATGAACCTGGCTTACGCATCCGAGAGTTCTGCAAAAGGATTTTTCCTTTCCGGAGCTAATATGTCAGGGATTCTTAGCTCTGAGGGCAGGCTAACGGCTGAAAAGGCAAAAGGGATTAAGGACTCATGGGCAGCAGCTTTTAATCTCACATCTGGTCAACCTGGAGGGATAGCTGTTATGGAGTCAGGATTGACGTTTACACCGGTTACGGTTAATCCAAAAGACGCACAGATGCTTGAAACCCGACAGTTTAATGTGATTGAGATATGCCGGTTCTTTGGAGTCTCGCCTGCGAAAGTATTTGATAGTGCAAACCTGACATACTCAAATATTGAGAGTTTCCAGCTTGGTTTTATAACAGATACCATATCACCGTTGGATGCAAAAATTGAGGCGGAGTTTAATCGCAAACTCCTCAGACCGTCACTGAGATTAAAAACAAGACTTAATCTGAATATTGATGACTTATTGCGTGGTAACATGGATTCTACGGCTAACTACATGAGTAAGATGTTCCAATGTGGAGGATTTACAATAAATGAGATAAGGGCAAAAAACGGACTCCCAAAAGTAACAGGTGGTGATAAAGCATACTACCCGATGAATCTTATAGCATCAGACGCACCGGTGACACAAAATAAGAAGATAGACAAGAATTTAACAATAGATAAACCCAAAGAAGAAACCGAATGAGAATATTAATGTTGACAATGGATAAGCGTTATGCTGTATCGTTTTACAGGGCAGCAGGTATAGTGAGAGACCTGGAGAAGAAACTTCATGCTACTATTGATGTTTATTCCTGGGCTGACTTTCTCTTTGACTGGACCTCATTGATGCGGTATGATATTGTCATGCTTCAACGTGGCTTTCAGGGTATTCATGTAGTTTTATGCAAAAAGATCAAAAGGTTAGGCATCCCTTTATGGTTGGATTTTGACGATGATCTCTTTAATGTCCCTCCGGAAAATAAAGCATGGGCAACCTATAATGACCCGGAAGTGCAGAAAGATATATTTACAATATCCAGTCTTGCTGATGTGATAAGTGTCACTACCGAAGATTTAAAAGTTGCATTTTCTAAATATAACGATAACATTGTTGTCATTCCTAATGCTTTCAATGATTTCATGTTTGATATTGACCGGGTGTTGCCTGAGAGAAATAAGACAGTATTATGGCGTGGCAGCGATACCCATGTTTACGATCTTATGTATTACAATGCACCACTCGATAGTTATATTAAAGAACATCAGGATCATCAATTTATCTTCATGGGATTTAATCCCTGGTTCTCAACAAATTCACCGAACCTGAAATTTATAAAGACTCTTGATATTCAGGATTATTTTGATATGGGAATTAAAATTGCTCCTTCAGTAGTTCATGTACCATTGCACGATAACATATTTAATAGAAGTAAATCAAACATAGCATTTATTGAGGGTTCATATTGGGGTGCTACCTGTATAATACCCGAATGGTGGGGGAAACTTCCAGGTACATTGACTTATAACGATGTTGACAGTTATCATGAAGCTATGGAAGTCGCTATCACAAATAATCCAAATCAGAATAAGCAGTCATGGGATTATATAAAAAAGAATCTATTGGCGAGCAAAGTGAATAATCAAAGGTGTAAATTAATTAAAAGCCTTATATAAAATGGAAAACAAAGAGATAAGGGTTGTACCAAATGAAGATAGTGAAGTAAGGGTAGTAAAGGACTCCCGCACTATCGAGGGCTATGGAATAGTGTTTAATAAAGAGTCCCGTGATTTGGGAGGGTTCCGTGAGATAATCATTCCAGAGGCGATAGACGGGGTAATAGAGCGAAGCGACATACTGGCACTTCTTAATCATGATGTTAATAAGGGGGTGCTGGCTCGTTCTACCAATGGGAAGGGGACGATGAAGTTATCTGTTGATAGCAGGGGTGTAAAATATTCATTTGAAGCACCTTCGTTTGATCTCGGTACTGAGTTGGTAGAGGGTATACGCAGAGGAGATATTAAGGGCAGTTCATTTGCTTTTACACTTGCCCCTGATGGCTGGACCTTTGATAAAAAGACTGCAATAAGGACTATAACAAAATTTGATAAGTTGTACGACATGAGTCCGTGTTATCATGAGGCTTATGAAGATACAACAGTAGCATTGAGAAATATTCAGGAGTCTGACAGCATAATAGAACCGGAAGTAATACCTGAGCCAATTATAGAAGAGACTATAGTTGAGCCGACAGTAAAAGCGGAAAGGGTACAGAATGCTTTGGAACTTGAATTAAGATTCAGACATAATATTCACAAACTTAATTTATTAAAGAAATGACAATTTTAGAATTACAGGATTTAAAAGCGCAGACCTCAAAGGCAAGTGATGATATATTCGCACTTATAGACACTGAGAACCGTGCTTTGACTGCGGATGAGGAGGACACTCTGAAACGCAATGTTCAGAAAATGGACGAACTTGATCTGAGAATAAAATCAGAATCACGTAAGTTTGAAAATGGTGTTTTGATTCCGAGAGTTAAGAAGTTCAAGGAGCCGGATGAACCGTTTTCACTTATTAAGGCTATCCGTGCAAAGGCAGAGATGAGAGAGATGCCAGCAGTTGCCCGTGACATATTTATTGAGGGCAAAAGAGCTTTCAGGGAGTCAGGGATTAATTATACGGGTGACATTGTTCTGCCGCTGGAGACCAGGGCAAATATCGAAATCACGACTCCAACAGCAGGGCAGGAAATTGTGGCAACTGGCAAACCGTTCATACTGCCTCCGTTGACAGATAAATTGATTTTCTCACAGGCTGGGGCAACTTATCTAACGGGTCTGGTAGGCAATGTATCAATTCCTTCGTATGCTGGAACATCGGTAGCATGGAAAGCTGAAGTAAGCGGTGCTGATGATGGCGGAGGAGCATTCACAGAGATTGAGTTTACACCAAAGAGACTTACGGGTTATATTGTTGTGTCGAAGCAATTTCTGCTTCAGGACGGGGTAGGAGCCGAGAGGCTTTTAATGGATAATATATCCAATGCTGTGGCACGTAAGTTGGAGTCCACTATTCTTGGAGTGGCAGCAGGAACGGCAGTACAGCCTTTAGGTATGGGATGGGGTATCACCTCTGGTGGTGGTG